AAATACTGTAAAAGATCACCACATATACGAAGTCATAACCGTTCCTTTTCCGCACTTTATCGACGTTTCTTATGAGATAACTTTTTGGACTTCTTATACTATGCATATGAACCAGATGATCGAGAGGCTAGTAGGTGCTTATACTGGCAACAGAAATCAGTTCAAGATCGAGTCTGATAAAGGATATTGGTTCGTCGCCTATCCTGACGCAACAGTCAGCAATCAAGATAACTTTGATGACTTTACAAACGATGAGAGAATAATCAGGTACACTTTCAATGTTAAAGTTCCTGGCTACATTGTAGCTTCTCAAAACCCAGGTGACATGAGCCCGTTTAGAAAGTTTGTCTCAGCACCTGATATTCACTTTGATATGTTTACTTCAAATGCTCCGATAGTTCAACATCCGCCCGGGCTACCCGATCCAACAGGTGAAATTGATAAGTTCATTCTTAGCGATGTGAATGAGATAAATTCAGCAGGGGATATCGTGGAAGATGATCGTCTTACCTATCTGAAAGCGAAAACACAAGTAGTAAATCCTTTCACAAAAGAAGGTGATATAGAGTACCTAAAAGTGCTCACAAGAAACCAAAGAAAAGGGGAGACAGTTGTCAGCGCAAGAATCGTTACTAAGATAGACGAGCTTTAAAGAGACAATTGACCCTTCTCTGCATATTTATAAGTGACATTAGTGAGTCCCGTAGGAGACTAATCATATGGCTGAGCAGACTTTTCGATCTCCGGGTTTTTTCGAACAAGAGGTTGATTTAACACAAAGGGTTCAAAGGCCTCTAGGCACACCTGCAGGCGTAATTGGCACTGCAGAAAGAGGTCCTGCATTTGTACCGATCACGGTCGGATCGATGGCAGACTTTAAAACAAAGTTCGGTGAGCTTGATTCTAAAAAGTTCGGACCTTATGCGGTCAACGAGTTTTTAAAGAGCAGAGATGCCGTAACTTATGTTCGAGTTTTAGGTGCCGGAGCTAACACAACGTCAGCTCATATCACAGATACAGAGATAAAAGGAACCGTTAGAAACGCTGGTTTTAAACTTACACCTGTAACAACAAACGCGGCACGCTCACCGGGCGCCGTTCACTTTTTGGCGGCTCGCCACTTTTTGTCAGCATCAGAAGCATACGGATTTCCTGTTTTTTCACACAACGATTCTGTTGGAAATTCTAACTATGTCAATCTGATCAGAGGTGTTATTTTTACCACAACCGACGCTCGTGTAGGCGTTTTAAGTGCGTCGCTCGATGCGTCAGTTTATCTTGCAGGTGACTACCTTGCCCTCCAAGGTGGTGACAACATTGCGACTCCTGCTTCTGCGAGCAATACTTCTGGAATGGCAGAAAAGTTTAAGCTCGTCATTTCGTCTTCAGATACTAGCTTCGGAGGTGAAGCTCCTGATGCTGCAAACGGCATTAGAGTTCTGACTGCTTCTTTAAACCCGAGAAGCAAAGACTACATTAGAAATATTCTAAACACAAATCCTGAGAAATTCTCTCAAGAAAAGCACTTACTTTATGCTGCTTTTGATGTCGAGTCCGAACTGGCCGCGATGTCAGTTGGTGACAAGACGGTTGTGATGATGTCAGGTTCTTCTGTCACTTCTGCAAACAATAAAGGAGGCCAAAACTTCCTGAACGCTTTCGGTAGGTTTGATACGAGATACAAAACTGCTAGGACAACAAGTTTCATCTCCCAGCCTTTTGGTAGAACTGAATACGACCTGTTTCACTTTGAAGCCTTAGACGACGGAGCTTATCCGATAGGTAAGTACAAGGTTTCGATAGCAGACCTTCGCGGATCAACAGACCAGAACAATCCTTACGGCACTTTCACGGTTCAAGTCCGTAGATATGACGATAACGACAAGTCGAGAGAGATTTTAGAGTCCTTTCCAAATTGCGATCTTAATCCTAATTCTGAAAACTTTGTTGGAAGAATGATTGGTGATAGAAAGGCAGTATTTAATTTCGATGCCGTAGAAGATACGGAAAGAAAGCTTGTAGTAACAGGAAAGTATCCTAACAAGTCAAACATTATAAGAATAGTTCTTGCTGCTGATCTTGCAGATGGCAACCTTCCAAAAGAATGCCTACCCTTCGGCTTTAAGGGCATTCCTACACTTAAGACAAACGATAATCTAGGTGACGCTCTTTCATCTGTTAAGGAAACACAGACACGACTTGGAATTCACAGCCCTGATGCTCTACTTGGGCGTCTCGATAATGAGAGCTTAACAGGATCAATCGTTCCTCCAGTTCCACTTAGATTTAAAGTTACAAATGGTAAGGTCAAGGACGGCTCCATACCTTTTGTCGGTTTCCCAGGAGACGAAGAGACTGTAGACGCCAGGTACTACTGGGGTGTCAAAACAACGATGGTCCCAGCTGACTCAACTCTTCAAGACACGGGAATCGCCGACGCAGCTCTTCGAGCAAACAACTCTTCAGAGGTTAACAAGGGCCTTATTGATCAAACTAAGTTTTTGGGAATTGAGCAAATGGACGTCTTAGTGACAGGTTCACAGCTTATTCCTGACAAAGCTCTTGATTTAAAGACTTTTAATAACAACAAATTTACTCTTGCTCGAGTTGCATTGTCAAGATTGGCAGGAGGATCTTCTACGGGAACTTACAATGATACAGAAGTCACGGGTTCTGTAGATCCTTTCATGAGAGAAGCTGCTTACATTAGAGATGGTCTAGTCGATCCTACTAAGTACACAGTAAACGACGGCCAGAGCGAAGGTACAAACAGAATTACCCTTGGGACTCTGATCAATCAAACCTCTTCGATAACGTTTAATAAATTTACAGAGTATGCTAAGTTTACTAACGTTTTCTACGGCGGTTTCGACGGCTTGAACATTCTAGATAAGAACGCTGCTAGAATGAACGACAGGTCAACTTCTCTAGATGCTGGTGCAAGCGCTACATTTACTTCACCAGGTATGAATGTGAACCTTGCAGGCTCAGGCAAGGACAACAATGGAGTTGTATCGTACAGGACTGCAATCGACATCATGACAGATCCTCTGGCCGTAAACACCAATATTTTAGCAATCCCAGGAATAAGAGAATCTT